AATCTGACGCAGACGCATGGCGTGAAGGGCAAGGAGGAGGCCAAGCAGGCGAAGGATGACAGCCTGATCCTGGCGCAGATGATCGAAAAGCAGCTCTTGTCCAATTCCGATACGGCGATTGAGTCGGGCGCCACGCCGTTTTGCAGCCGCGGCGTGTTTTCCTGGCTTTCGGTTATCGCCCAGGCCTTCAAGCCGGTGCCGGCGAATTTCCGGCCGGCCGCGTTGTGCGCTTTTACGGCGGCGCTGGCGACGTACCTTCCTTCTTCCATGGAGGCCCAGCTGGAGGCAGCGGCCACACAGAAGAAGGGGAAGGTGGACCTGACGGGGTTTGTGGGCATTAAGTTGAAAACGCAAATGTCCACCTGGGCTCAGCGGCATGTGGAGGACGTGAACACGGCGCAGGCAACGCAGCGGTTCAACCTGGACGCGGAGGACAAGAAGCTGCTGCGGGTGGTGGACTTCTTCGAGTTCGATGCGGGCGAGGTGAAGGTATTCCCGAGCTGGCATCTGCTGCATACGCCGGCGACGGGTGTGGCGACGGCGAACAGCTCCAGGTCGGGCGCCTTCCTGGACCTCTCGATGTGGGAGCTGTGCTTCCTTGATAATCCGGCGGCCTGGCTCGAACCGCAGAAGTCGGGCGGGCCGCGCGGGTATCACGATGCGGTGTATATCCTGAAGTGCCTGAATCCCACCGGGCAATGCTACGTTAATACGGCGGCCTGATAAGGGGAGGAATGGGGCGGCGGTCAAGGGACTGACCGCCCTACCTTGAAAACGAATGCGGATGCGGAATGCGGAATAACTCTAAACGAGGAGATGATGGTATGAAGAAAATGGTCTGGTTGTTTGGTGTGCTGGTGATGGCGGGTATCGTTTCGGCCGCAACTTTGCGGCCGCTGCTGCAGAGTGAGCGGGCGTATTACGGGGCAACGCATGAGGTGGAGATCACTTATGCGGACCTGGATACGGAGGACACGAATACGGCGGATGTGGTGTCGTTCGCGGTGGCGGATATGGCGATGATCCAGGGGGTGCTGTTGATCGTGGATGAGGCGTTTGTCGGGCCGACAAATAATCATTTCACGCTTACGGTGTCCGCTGGTGATGCTTCGAGCCCGACGGCGCTTTTGGCTGCGACGCAGCTCTCCAGTGTGGCGACGAATGCCTGGCGGGCCTGGGGGGCGGAAACAACTCCCTTGGTCTATACGGCGCAGTCGGATACGGGGTTGCAGTTCACGTTTACGCCGAATGCGGAAGATTCGACGAGTGAAGCGACGGCGGGCCGCCTGCGCTTTTTGTTCAAGGCCTTCGGCCTATAAGTGCCAAAACCCAACGACCGGCCGGCAGCCGCCTCCCCAGGCGGCAATACCCTCCCGGGTAGCCGGCCCGGTCAACGGGGGCGGAAGGCGGAGGCGGATTTTTGACCGGATTGACCTGGTTGACCGGATTGACGGAGGGGGAAAGATATGGATGCGTTGGACGAGGTTAAAGGGGATGGCGGGGAGGCCCTGGTGACGGAGCCGACGCTGGGGGAGCTGAAGGATGAGGTGGACGCGATTGCGGCGGAGGCGAAGGAGGTTTGGGGGCTGCGGGTGGATTCGGATGCGACGCGGTTTTGCCGGTGGGATGGTCAGTCGGGGGACGGGCTGAAGCACGCGGCGGCGAATAATGATGAGGAGCCGGAACCGTTCGAGGGGGCGGCGGATATCCGGGTGCGGACTGCTGACTTGCTGATTAATGAGGATGTGATGCTGCTTGTCCTGGCCGCTATGCGTGCACAAATCAATTTTCACGGTGTTGAAGGGACGGATGCGCGCCAGGCGGGGAATATGGCGATCGTGTTGCGCTGGGTGATCCGAAATCATTTCGGGGTGCAGTGGGTGCGGGAGCTTTTGAAGCTGGCGAATTATTTCTTGGGGGACTCGCCGGCGGTGGCGCTGCTGGGGATCTATTGGCGCAGGGAGACGGCGCTGAAGATGGAGAAGCTGTCGGCGCAGGGGTTGATGGAGCTTTACCTGGGGAAGGTGGCGGAGGTTTTAGAGGAGGCGGGTGCGGATGAGGAAATGATCCGAAGCCAAGCGGCGCAGGCGGCGGAGGACTTCCTGGGGGCGCTGGCTGCGGAGGAGGTGGGGGAGGAGATCCTGGCAGGGTTGATGATGGAGTTCTTTCCGGAGATCCGGCCGGCCAGGGCGCGGAAGGTGGTGGTGGAGCTGCGGAAGTCGGGGGAGGCGGAGTTTCCGGTGCCGTATATCCGGCGGGATGGGCCGGAGATCCAGGCGCTGCGGCTTTACGAGGATTGGTTCATTCCACTGAATACGACGGAGTTTCAGTCGGCCAAAATCTATTTTGTCGCGTCCTGGCTGTCCAAAACACAAATCATCGAGCGGGCGGTGGCGGAGGGGTGGAGTGATGATTTTGTGGAGGGGGTGATCGGCAAGCGCAAGGCGGATGGGTCGCGCGAGGGCGGCCAGGAGGCGGCGGCGGCTTTTCCGGATTATGTGCGGTCGGTGGATGGGGAGTTGACGGTGCGGCCGGCGAAGTATTACCGGGGGCTGTATCAGATCATCACGGCTTATTACACGGCGACGAATGCGGACGGGGTGCCGGGTAAGTATATCGTGACGTTCCATCGGGATGTGCCGGTGGCGGCTGGGCCGCGGCGCCTGGTGGATTATGCCCATGGGGGGTATCCGGGGCATGTGTTCCAGCGGGAGGTGTTGACGGGCCGGCTGTGCGATAGCCGGGGCCTGGCGGAGCTGGGCGGGCCGTTCCAGGGGCTGATGAAGGTCTACTGTGATTCGTTTGGGGACCACGCGCAGATTGCCGGGGTGCCGCCGATTATCACGCGCAACAGGCAGCGCCAGGGCGCGCTGCATATCAAGCCGTTGATGGAGCTGCCGGCGAAGCGGGATGGGGATTATGCCTGGATGAATCCGCCGCAGTATCCGCGGACGGTGGTGGATATGGTGAAGGAGCTGCGGCGCCAGGTGGATGAGTATTTCGGCCGCACGAATCCGGATGTGCCGGAGGATATGGTGTCGCTGCGCCGGGAGTTCAAGGTGCTTTGGTTCTTGATGAATCTACGGGAGGCGCTGGTGCAGGTGTGGCAGCTGGTGCAGCAGTATATGCCGGATGAGATGATCCGGCGGATTACGAATCGGGACGGGGAGCCGATTTTCCGTAGCCGGGAGGAAATCCAGGGTCAATTTGACTTGGACCTCCGCTTTGATCCGCGGGACTTGGATCCGGAGTACCTGGAGAAGATCGGCGGGATCGTGAAGGATATGCTGCTGGCGATGGATCGTGACAAGACGATCCGGACGGCGCCTATCGTTTCGGCGCTTTTGTGGCGCCTGGCGCCGGATCTGGCGGAGGAGTCGCTGGTGGATGTGGCAAGGGCGAACCAGGAGGAGACGGCCGCCGAAATCAAGGCTTACCAGGAGATCCGGGCCGGGACGGAGCCGGAGCTGCCGGATGATGGCAGTATCAATTACCAGCTGCGCCTGGAGCTTTACCAGAACATGCAGGGGATGAATCCGGAGATCTTTGCGGATATGGCGCCGGATAAGATGGCGATTTTGCAGAGCCGGTTGCAGCGGCTGGAGGTGCTGACGCAGCAGTACGGGGCGAATGTGCAGATCGGGCGCGAGGGCGGGAAACGGGCGCTGCCGGCGGGGTAGGACCAGGCGCAGGGGGCTGCGCCTGGAACCGAACCAAGGCTGCGCCTGGAACTGAACCAGGGCTGCGCCTGGAACCGAACCAGGGAGCGAAGCGAACCAGGAGGGGATGATGATATCGGCGGCTGAATTGGTGGCGGCGGAGCGGCGGGATCGGGAGCTGTTCCAGCGGCGCGGCGGGGTGGCGCGGCTGGGGGGCGGGTCGGGCCGGATGAAGCGGCAAATTTCGACGGTGGCGGTGATGAACGCGGTTAATACTGAGGGGCGGGATGTCCTCTCGGCGGCCGCGGAGGGGTACTGGAAGGACCAGGACCGGCGCTATTTCGGGGTGATCGAAACGCCTGCCGGCGGGGTGCGGGTGATGCGGAATCGGCATGGCCGGGTGAGCTGGCGGAAGGTGTATGCGTAGCGGAACGGAGGCGTAGATGGAAACTTGCCGGGTGAAGGAAATTTTTAAGGGGGTGATCCGGTTGCGGGGGTGGGATCCGGAAACGTCTACGGTGGCGGCCGGGGAGCGCGCCCTGGTGGCGGAGCTTGTTTCGGAACGGCTGCGGCTGGGGTATGAGTTCGATTGGTGGCCGGAGCTGATGTGGACGGAGCAGCGGCGCTATGAGGCGGATTACGCGGCCGATACGACTTACGCGGATGGGGATGTGGTCTGGTATGACGACCAGTATTGGGAGAGCCAGGAGGATGCGAACCTGGGGAATACGCCGGCGGATGATAGTGCCTACTGGGCGGCGCCGGGTGATGATTGGGTGCGCCTCCTCCAGTACCGGATGAGCGGGCAGCGGGAGATCGGGGCGGTGGATGTGAATTACTGCTTGTTCGAGGTGGATCCGCGGACGAATCCATACGCGGCGCCGGTGCAGGGGGTGAAGCTGCATTATGACGGGATTATCGCGCCTTCCTGGGCGCCGGCGGAGCCGTGGGTGTATTGGCGGCGGCCGGCGCCAGAGGTGAGCTGGACGGATTGGGCGGCGGGGACGACGTATGCGATCGGGGATTTGTGCTACCTGGAGAGTACGGGGAAGTGCTACCGGGCAAATGCTGCGACTACGGGCCAGAGCCCGGCGACTTATACGGATGTGTGGGTGGAGGTGGCGGTGCCGAAGTTCCTGAAGCGGTATGTCGTCCATGGTGCCTACGCGGACCGGCTGCTGGAGCGGGAGGAGCGTTACAAGGAGGAGGACCTGGCCGAGAAGTCGCTGGAGGAGCTGGCGGAGCGGATGATGGATCAGCGGGTGGATCGGCGGGCAAGGTTCGGAAGGTGAAATAATAACCGGAGGGTGGAGATGAACGCGAGGATTGTAAATCTGGAGCAGTCGCTGGGGCCGAGCGGGGCCGCGGGGGAGGAGCTGGCGGTGGCGGGTGTTGTGGTGCAGGCCGCGGCGCTTTCGGAGCCGGCGAGTTACGCGCTGGTGAGCGTGAAAACGAATGATGTGCTGGTGACGTTCGACGGGACGGATCCGGTGGCGGCCGGGGCCGGGTGCCTGCTGGAGAAGGGCTACCTGGAGGTGTGGCCGAAGCGGCGCCTGGCGGCGGCGAAGTTTATCAACCTGGCCGGCGGGTCGGCCGGGGTGGTAAGGGTTGAGCCGTTGGTGGAGTGGTAGAACCTTGAACCAGGCGCAGGGGGCTGCGCCTGGAACCGAACCAGGGCTGCGCCTGAAACCGAACCTTAACCCGCGCGCAAGGGGCTGCGCGCGGAACCGAACCAGGACCTGAAATGCGCTCTTGCTGGATATCGCTGGCGCTGGTGGCGTTGACGGCTACTGCTGATTATGTGCCGCAAAGTTACCCGGCGGATGATCCGTACCCGGCGCCGGTGTATCCGGATGAGCCGGGGGCGCCAGGTTCGGAATACCCGGAGCCCGGCGAGGATCCTGAGCCGGCTTTTCCGGATGAGCCCATTGCGCCGCAGCCGCGCTTTTACCCGATCGTGCGGGCCGTGGGCCGGGTGGCGGATGGGGACCTGGTGGTTTGGCATGGCGCTACCGGCCGGTGGGTGCGCGGCGGCCTGGGTACGAATGCTCAGGAGGTGCTGGAGGAGTTGCTGGCTACGAAGCTGGATGATGCGCCAGCTACCGGCGGGCCTTACGGTCGGCAATCTAATGAATGGGTGGCGGCTGTTGGGCCAGCGGGGCCAGAAGGACCGCAGGGGCCGGCCGGGCCGGCGGGCACGAACGGGGTGGATGGCGCCGATGGCGCGGTGGGGCCGGCCGGGCCGGCTGGTCCCCAGGGCGAACAGGGGCCGGCCGGGCCAGCGGGCACGAACGGGGTGGATGGCGCCGATGGCGCGGTGGGGCCGGCCGGGCCGCAGGGGCCGCCTGGTACGAACGGGCTGGATGGTGCGGTGGGGCCGGCCGGGCCGCAGGGGCCGCCTGGTACAAACGGGGTGGATGGCGCGGTAGGGCCGGCTGGGCCGCAGGGGCCGCCTGGTACGAACGGGGTGGATGGCGCGGTGGGGCCGGCTGGTCCCCAGGGCGAGAAGGGTGATACGGGCGCCACGGGGGCGACGGGCGCCACGGGGGCCACGGGTGCCACGGGGGCGCAGGGGCCGCAGGGTGATCCAGGCCAGCAGGGGCCGCAGGGGCCGGCCGGTGAGACGGGGCCGGCCGGGGCGACGGGGCCAACGGGGCCAACTGGTCCGACGGGTTTGACGGGGCCGCAGGGGCCGGCCGGTCCGCAGGGACCGGAGGGGCCGCCTGGGTTTGTGGATGACCATGTGCAAAGCCTTAACACTGTCACGGGCCGGGTTGAGTTGGTGGGGGGATCCAACACTACCGTCCGGACGGATGGGACGAATATCATCATTGATGTGGATGCGGGGGCGGGGAATGCCTTCGCCTGGTCTACTTATCCGCAGACGAATTTAATTTATCGGGTGATCCGAGCGGTGGGGGCGAGTAATAACGTCATTACGAATGCGGCGGTGCAGGTGACGGAGATTACTGATACGGGCGGGGGTAGCTGGTGGGATGATGCCAATTCGACGCCTTACACAAATAATCGGGCGCTGCTGGCGGATGATGATAATTATGCCTGGACGTCCTTTACCTGCCTATCGAACTCGGTGGCGATAAATCGGACTGCCCTGGTGGTGAGTAATTTTAACTTTGGCGCGGTGACGGGGGAAGTGGTTGGGATCCGGGTTTCCATGGAGGAAAAATGCAATGGTTATATAGGGATGGACCTGGGGGACTTTGCGTATACGAATGCGGTGAGCTTGACGCTGGCGGGGGTGGCGCTGGGGTCGGCGGGATATTTACAGACGAATGGAACAATGACGCTGACTCGGACGAGTTACCTGGGCGGGTCAAATGATTTGTGGGGGGTGACGAATACGCTGGATGTGGGGGCGTTGAGTAACCTGGTGGTGACGCTGGATTACACGATCATTACTACGCAAAACCCGGCGCATACGAATGACCAGGGATCGCTGGGGGTGGATTATGTGTTTGTGGAGGTGTGGACTGAGGATGCGACGTATTACACAAACCGATTCGGTCTGACGGCGGCGGGCGGGTTTGTGATTGAGACGAATGGGACGCCGCGGGCGCCACTGGCGGAGCTGGATACGCTCAAAGGGCGGACTTCTACCTGGAACCAGGCGGCGGCGGATGTGGACGGGATGAAGGGGCGGACTTCGGTGTGGGAGGAGGCTTATTCCTGGGGGAATCACGGCACGAATGACTACCTAAAGCCGGTGGAGGGGGCGGTTACTACGGGGACGAATGTGGTGATGATGGGGACGAATGATATCCGGATGGCAATCATCGGGAACCAGTTGGCGGTGCAGTATTACATTGATGATGTGTGGACGAATGCGGCGCTGTTTATGCGCCCGGAGTGACTTATGGGTATTTTAACAGACCATCTTGAGACTGGCAAAATCACGCTTGGCGCGGCCGCGGCGATTACAAACTGGGCGGGGGTGGGGGTGCCTCCGGGTGTGGTGGCGCCTTATGCGGGGGCGGCGGCGCCCTCGGGCTGGCTGCTTTGTGATGGGTCGGCGGTTTCGCGGGAGACGTATGCGGACCTGTTTACTGTCCTCGGTACGACGTTCGGGGTGGGAGACGGGAGTACGACGTTTAATGTGCCGAATGTGCCGGCGGGGTATTTCCTTTGCAGCGGGACTCCGGACGGGGTGCTGAATGCGGACTCGACGGCGGTTAAGGGGTTGACGGTTAATAACAACGATACGACCCATAATCACACGGCATCCTCGGGAAACAACACGGCGAACCACCGGCATGGGCCGTTTAATTCGACGGTGAATAATCGTTCGCATAACCATGCAACTGGGGGTAATTCTGGCACACACAACCACGAAATAAACGGTGTGTATTACACGACAAGTAATTGCCACAACCATAATGCGGGTGCGTTCTGTCAGGCGGGAAGTCCTTATGGAACCGCAATCGTTGGAAAAACAGTAAATGCAGGATGGAACCATACTCACGATGTTGGAAACAACAATGTCAGCCACTACCACAATAATTGTTACACGGATTATTCCGATGCAGCAGCTAACCATAGTCATGCTATTACGGTTAATAACGGAAACGCGGAGCATAATCATGGATTGAGCGGTGATAGTGTGACAGCCCCGCAAAATGTTAAAATGCTGATGATTATCAAGTGTTGAGGTAAGAGGTAAAAATGAGAAAGCTCGTCGTGACGCTGGCGGTGAATGGGTATGCTCCACGGATCACTGAGTTGACTTTTCCGAGGATCCGGAAGTGGTCAGAAAAGATCGGTGCTGATTTTTGTGTAATAAATAAGCGGACGCGCCCGGAGTTGCCGGCGAATTGCGAGAAGTTCCAGATATATGATTTGTCAAAGGATTATGACTGGACGATGTACCTTGATGCGGATACGCTGGTGCATGAAGATGCCTTTGATCCCACGGAGCTGATTGATAAGGATTGTGTGTTGTTTAACGGTATTGATTTTGCGGGTGTTAGATTTAACTTGGATGATCCTGTATTCCGGCGCCGGAAAGAGAAGATAGGCGCATGTTCATGGATGGTGATGTGCAGCGACTGGACGCGGGATGTCTGGACACCACCGGAACAGCAAGACATAACCTTTAAACACGCGCTTTCATGCATTCACCCGGCAGAGTTCGAGCGCAAGTTTGGTTATGGTCCGGAGCATATAGTTGATGATTATCTGCTATCCAGGAACATTGCCCGGTTTGGATTGAATGTAAAAACACTAGATAGGGACATATATCCGGTGATTCATTGCTGTGGGCATTTCGTTCATACTTATGCGGTGGATGAGGCGTATAAACTCCGCTTTTTGAAAAAGCATGTGCAGATATGGGAAAGTCATAGAATCCATGACGATAGTTTTATTGAGGGTGTGGAATGAAAAAGCTATGCAAAAAGATCTGGGTGGGGATTGCTTTGGTAATGATTCTGGTGGATGTGTGGCAGCGTGGACGGCATGACAATAATTGATTTAATATTCTTTTGGGTGAAGCTACCGGCAGTAGTGATGTGGGAGATCGCCTCATGTTATTGCGGTCTGAGTCGGGCGTGTAATGCGATGATGCGGTGTCCGGTGACGGGTGAGTATGCTGATGTGATTTTTTGTGGAACATGCGGCATGTGTCCGGCGGGACATAGAACGTGCGGGCCAAGTGCAAAGGAGTCGAATGAGAACCGCCCTTGAAATTCTATGCCTTGCGACGGCGACGGCGTTAAGCGTGGCATGGTTTTTTACCATCCTGCAAAACTGGAACCCGGACTGCGGCTGCTGCGCGGGGTTGATGCAATGACCACCAAACACAAAACATGGCGATTTGCGGCGGTGAACTGGAGGCTCAAAGCGTCCTGCACGATTATCCTGGCGCTGTATGCCGCGCTATTGGTGGGCGAGGAGCTGTTTTATCTCGCGGCGTGGATGAGCCGTGGCGCGTGGCGCGTGGTCCGAAATATTGCGATGTGCCCCGTGGCCGTGGCGCTGCTGGTCGTTATGGTATGCGCGGCGACCGCGATGGATTGGAGGGCGTCATGGTCGAGATGACAGGCGGATATCTGTGGGTATTGCCTTGCGGACTGGCGCTGGTGGTGGTGCTGGGGTGTGTGGCGCATAGTGTGATTAACTGGCGGCGGCGGGAGGATGGCGGGGCGGACTGGAGGCATGAAACATGACCGCAGAGGAGCATAGGGTGATCGGCGGCCTGGAGAATGCGGTCCGCAATCTGGAGAAGCAGGCGGAGCTGAACCGGGTGGAGTCGCAGGAGAATTTTAAGGAGGTGTTCGGGATTCTGCGGAAGATCCAAAAGGACGGGTGCGCCCGGGGGGAGAAGAACTCGGCGGATATTGCGGAAATCCGGAAGGGGCCGGATCGGGAGGTGGCGCGGGTGTCGGCGGTGGCGGCGATTGTGGCGGCCGCGGCTGCGGTGGCGGCGTGGTTTAAGGGTTGAGACCAGGCGCAGGGGGCTGCGCCTGGAACCGAACCGGGCTGCGCCTGGAACCGAACCGGGCTGCGGCTGGAACCGAACCGGGCTGCGCCTGGAACCTAACCAGGGAGGGGGCGGAGATGTTGTTGCCGGATACTGAGTGGTGCCATCGGTGCATTGACCGGCAGATCGCCCAGGCGGCGCTGCTGGCGCGGCTGGTGTCGGATCCGGCGGACCTGGCGGCACAACGGCGGCGGGTGGAGGAGTTGGTCGGGAAGCGGATGCGGTTGACGGAGGACCAGGCGCAGGGGGCTGCGCCTGGAACCGGACCGGGGACGGAGGTGGACGGTGTTGTATAAGGTGAGATATTTGCGGAATCCGCGGTATGAGGACCTGGGGGACGGCCGCCGGGTGGAGTTGATTGAGGATTTTGTGGTGTGGATTAACGGGCTGCGCTTGGTGGTGCCGGCGGGGTTCGTTTCGGACCTAGCAAGTGTGCCCTGGCTGTTCCAGCGAGTGCTGCCAAGGTTCGGGCCGTGGAATGCGGCGGCAATCGTGCATGATTACTTGTACCGGACCGGCCGGCTGGGGGATTGGGTGCTGCGGCGGGAGGATGCGGATCGGATTATGCTGGCGCTGATGCGGTATAATCCGGAGGTGCCTCGCTGGAAGGCGTGGGTGATTTTTATGGGGGTGCGCCTGGGGGCGTTCGGGCCGTGGATGATGTATCGGAACGGAGGCGGATATGGCGTTTGATTTGAATGCGGCGCGGTCGGTGCTGGCGGAGGCGAAGGCGCGAATCCTGGAGACGGATGAGAACCGGGGCTTCGGGGATGATTCGATCGTCCGGTGCTGGGATGGGATTACGCGGGATAATCTGGACTTGTGCGCGCGGCTGCTGATTGATTACACATCGGCGGATAATGAGGAGGTGGGCCAGACTGTTACTAGCCCGATGACGGGGACGCAATGGGCGAAGGCGGGGACGTGGTACGGCGGCCGGGTGTTCTTCCGGTTTGATGAGAAGCAGAACTTGATGCTTTGCCAGGTGCTGCATAAGGAGGGGACGGCGCTGGAGGATGTGGTGACTGAAAACAGTTGCCGCTATCAGGTGGAGACTACCTGGTATTTCGCGGCCGCCGCGCTGCCGGAGTTGCCGGAGGCGGATGCGGATAACGGGATTACTTATCGCATGGGCGGGGTGAGCCTGAATCCGGAGACGGGGCTTTACACTCTGAATGTGGATAAGCGGACGCGGCTTTACCAGACGACCGGTGAGTATGTTTCGCAGCAGTCGGCGGCGGTGGAGATCAAGGAGGAGAAGCATACTGGCGTGAGCGACGCGGCGGAGGCGGGCCTGGCCTTGCCCAGTCTGGCGGCGGCGGTGCAGGGGAAGATTTTACGCCGGGATAGGTCGCGCAATGAGGATTGCACGCAGGATATCACGGACCAGGAGCTGGCGCCGAAGGATCAGACTTTTGAAAGCCTGGAGGAGAGCGCGGCGCGGTCGGTGGCCCTGGCCGGACATACGGAGGCGGCGGAGGCGCTGCCGGCGCCGGTGCAGGTGGATGGGGTTGTTAAACGGGTGCGGAACCAGGAGACGGAGGCGGGGAACCAGCGGACGGAGGCGGAGACGATTACGCCGCATGACCAGGTGGGGTCGGAATACGAGGACTCGGCGGCCCGGGCGCGGGAGGTTGTG